GAGTGTCAATAGTCTTAGGTGAGGGCATAACATCAATACCATGTAATAAAGCTCTTGTACGCAACCATTTTAGGTCAAATCTATCCCCATTATGAGCCACAATTTCATCTGCCTGAGCCATAACTTTGAGGAATGCTTTTATCATTGCCTTATCAGATTGCTTTTTATCCCAAGTTAGGAACTGTACATCATCCTCATGCTCCCATTTATAGCAGATGCAGATAATTGCTCTCTCATGGATGATGTCACCTGGATTGATAGTGAGGTTATATCCTGACCGCCAAAATATACCAACATTGAATGATGTCTCAATGTCAAAAAACAGTCTTTTTCTTACCATAAATATTTCTCCCTCGCAAATTTAAAGAGATATGATAGCAGTAAGCCTATGCCTACTCCCACAAATAATAGACTAAGATTGCCTCTAGTTTTAGGTCTTGTAGCCTTAGCCTGTGCTTTCTCTACAATACGATCTTTGTAGATAGTTTTGACCTTTAGTCTATATTCTATTCTTTTATCTAGTCTAGTCTTAGGCACATAGACTGTGTTATACTTTATAATAGTATCTTTGGTAGTTATAAACTTCTCCCATACTATAGTGTCATTGACAATAACAGGTATGCTATCTAGTGTTGTAATTCTTATAGTATCACCTGTCTCTTCACAGGTATATCCTTTCTTAATTGCTTTATTAAGGTGGTATTGTGCAGAGCAGCTGCTAAGTAGTAGTATTATAGCTAAGTATTTCATCATTCTTTTATCTCAAAGTGCATCCAATCGTAGTTTTTCTCTCTACCCAAAGATATAAAGCCATGCTTATAGAATATATCTATCATTGCCTTATACTCAGCTCTTGCAAATCTAGCAGTCTTAGATGATTCTTTGAGAAGATTTCTAGCAGGATCTAGATCAATGGCTATTCCCCATGAGTGCATGGATAGTGCTGTACCACCCCTCATCTTTCTATAGTTGAAACAGCCACCAAATAAATCTATCCCTAACTCTTTAATCTTATCATATCCATAGGTAGCTAGAAGCTCATTGAATACAGCTGTAAAATTATCAGCTACTAACTTATGGCACATCATAGAGTTGACAGTGCTGTCTAAGTCCCAAGCTATTCTCATTGGATAAGGTAGCTTAATCTTCACTAAATATCCTGCACCTGTTACATTAGCAGTACCATATTTAGATGTAAGTTCCCATCTAGTCATTTCAGTTTGTTTAGGTCCTCTTTAATATCCTTAGCTCTAGCAAATAATAACTTCATTGATTGCCATAGGTCTATGCCTTTGACTACTTTATAATTCTCATTGATAGACATCACCTCAATACTAGATAATACTAGAGCTACAATTTTAGTGAGCATAAATGGTACACTAAAAAAAGTAAGAATGATATCATTTAGTATGAATTTGTCTATTAAAAAGAACATAATCACAGTAACTTCATAGAGTGCTAGCTTACTGATTATACTTGAGAGCTTTCTGCTAGTTATTTTCTCCCCTATCTTCTTAGCTTTCCAAATACCTGTGATAGTATCAATGACAATTAATATTCCTATCATCAGCAGTATCCCACTTATTGGTAAAAAGAATGCAAAGCATATAGAGATAAGTGTCAATAGTTCTGATTGAATTGATATTAGTAATAGTGATAGTTGTGCTTTCATTCGTATTCCTCCCCCTCTTCATCTTCACGCTTTTCTTGTTGTAATGCTAGAATAAAACTAAGGTAGCCTATTATACTACCTCCCATTAGCTTAAGATATAGAGCAGGCTCACAAATTAATGATATGCCTGTTAAGTATCCTAAACTGAATACTATTATAGATAAGACTCCTGAGTGCTTCATAGTATTAGGATTGAATTATTGTAACCATTGTTACCTGAACCTCCACATAATCCTGTACATTCTAGCAAGCCATTAGATAGACATCCACATCCATCTATCATAGGTCTAAGGTCAGTATCTCGGTTAGTTGTACCGGTGAATATTGGATACAAAGCTCTATTTTTAAGTAGGTATCTGATTAATCTTTGCTCAAAAAACGCAGCCTTTTGTGCATAGTGTTCCATACTGAATGCTATAGTCCCTCTATCTACAGATGCTGAGTTATCTCCGAATTGAGTCTGCAATCCTTTATTCTTTAGCTGTAATGATAGACCAAATACAGCATCTTCTGCTGCTCTCCATGCTATAATAGGCTGTATGAATGTAACGAGAGTCTCTTCATCAGGATCTAATGTCTGATTATTGTACTTAGTTAGTAAGTCATTATAGAATGTAGTACCTAAGATAGGCATGATTCTCAGCTGAGCTTGAGTAGCTAAGTAAGGAGTAACATTGTTGACATCTACATTAGCTGTGATGGGTGTGTTATTCTTTAGATATGTTTCTGTTATAAAGTATAGCATTATATTATAGGTGTTTGTGCAATTTGTGATTTGCTTTTATCTCCTCCAGGTACAGGAGGTAGTGATGCTAAGGCTCTAATCTCATTCTCAGTCATAGTCTCAAGTACTTTAGTAGCTACCAATGGTGATAGGCTATTAAGTGCATCATTAGTCTTAGAGGTATCTCCCTCAAGCTCTACTATTGCCTCGTTAATTATCTGATAGTTATTGATAGTGAAATCTGCATCTATCTTAGCTATAAATAGTAGCTCATTAAAGATATCAGATACCATATCTCTCAATGGCATAACTACATTTTTCTCAAATATGATGTAAGCCTGCTTAATATCTGAGCCATTACCTAGTGAGCCTGTAGTACGAATACCCATAAGTATAGGATCAATGGTGTGACTAAAGCAAATCTGCTCAGTGTTCAGTTGTGATGCCTCTTGAAATAGACTATCATTACCATTGGTAGGCAGAGACTCTATCTTTGGCAGTTGGTCCTGTGAATTAGCAAAAAATGCTACAGCTTTACCTGCATTAGCAGCACCTTTCAATCTATCAATGGTATTTCTTATCATGTTTTTCTCCTCCTCAGACTGAGGCCTTTTAGGGAACATCATAGCAAAGCTAGGAAATACTGAATTTTGGATATTACTTTTAGCAAAGTAGCTAAGCTCACCTGATAGGAAAGCAAAGTTTAGAGCTGAAGTGTACTGAGGTAATGGATAGAAATCCTGTCCAATACATTCTACCTCATACACAAATAACTGCTCATAGTCTCTACAGGTAGGAGTGTATCTCCTTATCTCCTGTACTCCAATCCTACTAGACCAATCATCACAGATATAGTATCTTTTTCTATCTAAGTTTACTCTAAGTTTCTCAGGAGATAGATTAACTATCTTAGTCAGCTTCATCTTATCATCAAAGCATAGCTTGAAATAAACTCTATTGTGCAGTATTAGTTGCTGAGTTACAGCAGGTACTACTTTTTTAATGTTTAATTTTCTTTCTAATGTATATAGCTCTAGCTTATCCTGTGGAGTAAGTCTATCAGCTACTATATTAAATCCACCACCTACAGCTGCATTCACTTTATACCCTACAATAGAGCCATGTAATGGTGATGAGTAGAATATCTGATTGAGTAGCTCAGGGAATAGGTTATCCTGACCAAAGGGGATGTAGCCATTAGTCTGATTCCTACCATTTACATAGGGTAGAGTTAAATTAGCACCTCCTACTTTAAGGAATGGAGTAGAGAATGATTGATATCCCTCTACTATTTCGTGTTTTACTGTTTTAAAAAAGTCTTTTAATGCCATAATTACTCATAAATTGATTGTACTATTGGTCCACTTACTACCATCCTGCCCTCTTCAATCACTACCCCTGTAGAGTTAGCAATAGTTGGAGGTGTGATATGTGACTCATAGATGCTATATGTATACTGTCCTTTAACTAACTCCAAATCTACAGGCTCATCTAGCTCAAACTGATTGAATCTTTCAGGATAAGCTGAGCTATCAGCAGTGTAGAATGTAATAGGTGCAGAAAGTTTGTCCATTTCATTCTGAAAGACAAACAAATAATAAGGATTCGGCAGTGTACTTACCTCAGTTAGGGTAAGTATAATCTGATTGACCTCATCTTTTTTAATGTATATCATATAACTATATTATACTAAGGTCAAAAAATGTTTAAAAAAAAAGCTCTACAATATGCAGAGCTTTAATTATTAGGGTGTTAAGGTTATGGAATAACTGATGCTACAGCACCTGAAGTAATTTCCCACGCCAAGTGGTCTGCTTCCGCTAAAAGTGTAACACTGTACTTAGAACCATCAGCACGAGCTGTGCCTGATCCTTCACCTGTAGCAGTTAATTGTAGGTCTTGAAAGAACCAATACTTGTCATTTGCATCTAATACTATTGCAGTTAGGTATCTCTGACCTGATGCTAGTATATTGATAGCTTCTGACTTATCTTTGTCTCTTCTATTGAACATTAAAGTAATAGTCTGAGTTACAAATGAAGATCCATTGATTAGATCAACTGCAGTATCCTCAGTATAGTTACCTGTGTTTCTGTTAATCTCAAATTCAGTATAATCTACAGATACAGCTAATGTAATTACCTCCCCATCTACTGCAACAACAGGGCTAGTAGTGATATTCTCTTGATCATTTAACCATATTTTTCTAATTCCTCCTATGTTGTTGTCACAGGATTTTGTTATCGTTTCTAAGGCATCGCATCCTAAAGGCATAATATAAGTTTTAAGTAAAGGGAGCTTGCACTCCCTTAGATTTATAAATTAGTTAATTAAGATGCAGAGTTGTAGAATACAATCTCATTACCATTAACGTGAGTAAATCCTACTTTCATGTTAGCACGAGTTCTGATTACAGGTGTAGCAACAGTATCAGCTAAGTTAATAGCTCGTAATGCTTTCCCATCACCTTCAGCATCAAATGCATATAAGAAATTATTTCTAGGTGAAGCAACGATTGTAGACTTACTAAGCATTCCAGGACATAATACCATCTTAATTCCTAAGTAAGTAAAGTCTAGAGCTTGAGTCAAGTTAGCTTGAGTGTTAGATGCAGCAACAGCAGCACGATAAGCAGTAGCTACAGGAGAAGATACATAGATTCGTAACTCTTCTTGATTAGCAATTACAGCAGGAGGGATAGCAGCATAAACTGTAGCCAATGTAGCAAGTACATTTCCTGCATTAACAGCTGGAGGTGTAGCTCCACCTACTTCAATTACATTAGCAGCATCAGCAACTAGTGACTTCTTATATCCATCACATAAAGCTAAAGCAGCAGTACCTGATGTAGTATCACCTGACCAACGTAATTTCTCAATGTTCTCAGCGATTGTCTTAGACATCTCATTCCAATAGTAATCCATGAAAGATGCAACAGTGAAATCACCATTAGATCCTTTAGTCATTTGTAATGATACAAAAGACTGCTCTAGGTCAAATTGACAAATCTCTGCCATTGCTGATAATCCACATACATCTATTTCTACAGATGCAAGCTCATCAGTTGAAGCGTTCCATCCGCAGTTCTCTGCTTGTAAAACTTGTCCAAAGACCACATTAGAAATCTTAGTCTTAAATTTAACACCTGGTAGTGTACGATAGTTGTCTACTACTTCCTCATTCAAATAAGCTCGGCTATAGAATGCTTCGCTGTTAGCTTGTAATAATGCAGATGCATCAATGTCCAAGTCAAATTTTAATTTTCTACTCATTTTTTTTGTTTTTTATTTAGTTATTATTGTTTAAAAATTTACTTACCATACTGAACTTATCATGCTGTGTAAGTTTAGTAGCTTCTACTTCTACTACTTCCTCACCCTCAGCCATCACCTCTTCCATATGATTTCTTAAATCAGCTATCATTGCTATAATAGCATTGATTTGCTCATCAATTACAGGTTGAACTATAGCCAAAATAGCTTCAGCATCAGCAGCAGGATCAATAGCCATCTCTTCTGTGGCAGGTGTCTCCTCTATTACTTCCTCTTCTACTACTGTATCTTCTAGTGCAATCTCTTCTGTCATTGCTTCTTCTTCAACAACAGGTGCATCTTTAATCTCGATAATCTCACCGTCTACTACGACATAGATTTTACCATCAATTAGATGTTCTCCATCAGGTAATTTATTCATACTATATTTATTATTTAATTGATTACTTAGTTTTAAGCCTAAGAATCCCTCAATAGAGAAACCTATCTGCTCATTCTTTACTAGCTCATTATAGTAGTCTTTGTCAGTTACCTGAGCTGTTACCATTAATGTGCCTTTAGGTACTTCAATACCATAGCTAGAGTAGGCTTTATCTTTCTTAGGATCTTCTACTATCCATGCCTCAAGTACATAAGCAGGCACTGTCTTATCAGTATCATGCTCTAGGTTAAAGACATTACGATTAGATAGGTCTTGCATAAACTTAGAATGAATCTGCTCAATAGTCTCAGCTGTAAATTGCACATAGTACTCTTCATTATTCTCATCATTCCTATATATCTCCATAGGTATCATAGCAGGTGCCACCACTCTATACTTTAGGTCATCTGAAAAAAACAATTTCTTATGCTCATCAAATGCTAGACCTTTGGTAATAATGGCAGGAGTTGAGGTGAAAGCAATCTGCTCAATCCCTAACTCTTCACCATCTGAATACTCAGGATCAATAGTTATCTTATAGATTGGAATATCTTTTGTCATAACTATATTATATTTTTTTTATATTTGTTCAAAAATTAAAACTATGATAGAATTATTCGGCAAAGAAATCCCCTCTAAGATGGAGGAGCTAACACTAGAGCAATTCCAAAAGATATCTGCTATCCATAATAATGATGAGTATGATACTCTTGAGAAACATTGTAAAGTCTTTGAGTACTTAGGCATTACAGAAGATGAGATGGATGTAGACTTTGAGCTGTTCTTAGAGAATGTTAAGTTGTTTAATAAAGATAACTATACTAAGAAAGATCCTGTAGAGGAGATAGAGATAGAGGGCTATACTTATAGAGCTGAGATGAAGCTCTCAGTAAAAGATTCTCGGATTGTTGAAAAGATAGTTAAGAAAGATAATAAAGAATATATCTCTGAAATCATGGCTCTAATGTTCAAACGAACTGACCTATCCAATGCTGAGCATTATGATTCTGCACATCTTAAGCATAAAGCTAAACTATTCAGCAAGCTCAAAGCAGATATAGCTATCCCTTACCTTACCTTTGTAACCTACAAAATCACTAACCATGCAGAATCTCAAGTTGCCAAAGCATTGGAATCAGATATCAGTGAGTCAGTTCCTGGAGATCAGGAGTCTGAGCAGTGAGGATGGGATGTTTAACTATCAGATTGATGTACTTTCTGCTTTAACAGATAGCAATATCTCTGAATTTGAGGAGCTAGATATAGATGAGTTAAGTGAATTGACTAAGCAGATTAAATGGATACAGTCTGATCCATCTAGGAGGTATAAAAGTAAGCTAGATAAGTATGTACTTAAGCCATTCAGTAAGCTATCATTAGGTGAGTTCATAGACCTAGAGCATTATTTCTCTAATAACTACTTAGAACACTTCTGCCATATCTTAGCATTACTCTACAGGAGAACATCTAAGAATGTTTATGGTGATGATATCATTGAGCCTTATGAGTATAGTCCTAGAGATAGATTAGATTGGTACTTAGACTATCCTATTACTGATGTTTATGGATTAATACCTGAGTATATTAAATTTAGGGAGAACTTTACTAATACCTATACTAATTTACTAGTAGATGTAGTGACTGATGATGAGGTGCTAGAGGATGCTGATGAGATTAAAGAGCAGAAGAAAGAACAGGAGAAGCAGAAATTTGCTTGGGAGTCCACTATCATGGCTCTATGCAATGATGACCTAAGCAAGTTCAATGATATCCTAAATATGCCTGTAGTGTTAGTCTTTAATATCTTAGGAATGAAAAAGACTTTAGACAGTTAATGGATAGTTAGGAGTAAATCCTGCAGGAGGATCTAGTGCATAGAATGTATATGTAAGTCTCTGATCACTTTCTAATATTTCAGCTACCTCTAAGATAGGATAGTTCTGAGATATCCATTCTACATATTGACTATAGATTTCATTAGTAATACCTGCAGCTGCTAATTCTCTTGTGAAAGTATTTACATAATCTCTAGGAGTAATTACTCCACCATTCCATAAGAAAGCACCGTTATTCAAAAAGATAAAGTAATACATGGCTACTATCTCAATCTCTAAGCTACCGAATCCTGTAACTTTAGCATTGATTCTAATAGACTCTACTAGTGTACCATTGTTTTGTACAATATCATTCCTTAAGATTCTCTTTAAGATGTTAGCCATTCTCCTACGAGTAGGATACTTTACATTAAACTCACCTGTATTCTTATATGCCATAACTATATTATACTAAGTATTAAATTTGTTCTATTTGCATAGTCACTTCTCCACCAGGACAAAAAGTATTATACACATGATAAGGCATCTCTAGTCTTACCCTGTTATCTCCATTGTCAAAGTATGTACCGTATTGAGTAAAGTTAGAGCCTTGAAGATTATCATTACACATAGCTACAAATGCACCAATTTCACCTGATGGTATCCCTGTCTGAACATCCCACTGTACACCATTACAAAAGAAAGCTATACTATTTTGTGCCTCTATACTATCCCAATCTAATGCCTGACTATAGGCTGTATATATTTTTTTAGGTATAGGACAATTAGTCCATGATGGAATCACTACTGATAAATTCATCTGCCATCCTGCAGCATAGTCTAGTAGGTCATTATTCAATGGTATGAATGTAGGCTGTCCATCAATATCAAAGTCATAGTCATCACTAAATGTAAACTCTAGGTATAAATCCTGGAGTATCTGCTGAGTATCCGATAAGATAGTAGTGATGTTAGCTCTATCCATCTGTATGATATCAAAGCAATACAGCTCTAAATTAAAGATAGATACATTCTCATAGGGAGTAACTCCTGTAGGTACTACATAGACAAGTGGATACTTCTCATCTTTAGTAGCAAAGTTTACCATTTGCTCTTTAAAGTCTGAGCCTACTTTCTTAACTTGCAGGTGATTGTCATAGAATGCAATAATCTTATCTACGATGGATTGGTAGCTTATCATAATACTGAATTATTTTGTATGTTATTAATATGATTCTGTGATGATGTTATCTCAGTCTCAGATACTATAGCTGTTACTGTTATGTTATTTGTGCCACCTCCTGCATTCACTTGACTACCTGTGTTAGCTTGCCCAAATAGTTGAGGTCCTGCTGTAGGTGCTACTGCTGTAGTGGATGCACCTCCTCCTCCAATATTACCTGGAGTATCAGCAGATGGTGCTGAGCTTGATGTAAATTGAGTAGCTGCTATCTTAGCTATATTAGTTGCTGAGGTAATGGTTGCAAATGCTAGGGATGCTATACCTGCAGGATTAGGCACAGGACCTATAGCGATAGGTGATGATGCTAGGGATGCTGTGATAGCTTTACCTGCATCAATGACAGCCCCTGCTAATTGCATAGCTTTATTAAGATTAAATTGTTTTCTCATTATCTTCTCCTCTTCCTTACTACCTTTCTGTACTCCTTTTAATTTATTAGCTTGAGCTAAGCTAGTTATACCCTCTATAGCTCCTAATGTTTTTTCAGCAAATTCAAATCCTTTTTGAATAGTAGCAAATTGCTCAGCTCGTTTTGTAGCTTCATCTGCTTTAACTTTCTCTACTGTTGCAGTATCAATATCATCTAATTTCTTTTGAAACTCTGCTTTATATAAAAGATATAACTCATCATCTTCTTTTAGTTTTGCAGTCTTAGCTTCAAATGCTTGTTGTTCTATTAGCTTTCTATACTCAGCATCCTTTAGAATCTTTTGCTGTGCATTCGTTTCAGTTTCTGCTGCTAATCTTTGTATCTCATTGTACTTAAAATCTTCAAGTGCTATTGCATCTGCAATGGTTTTAGCATCAGCTTCTTTTTTCTTAGCATCCTTTTCATCTTGAATAGCCTTAGTTGCATCTGAATACTTCTTATTAATAACAGCCTCCTGAATCTTCTGAGCCTCTAATAATGCAGTAGTATCATTCTTATGTTTAGTAGCCTCATCTATTTTTTTCTTATAGGCAGCAGCCAAATCATCAAGCTCTACTTGTTGAGCAGTCTTTTTAGAATCAGATACTACTTTAGCAGCTGCAGCAATATCAGCCTCTGAGGCTTTATCTGCTGCTATTCTTTTATCTCTTGCTACCTTAGCCTTATCACTAGCCTCTTTCTCTTTTTTATCAGCATCATCAGATTCTTTTTTATCAG